CGTACGCGGATACCTTTTGCCGTCTAGACGGTGGGATAGACCACAAACAAATTGATCAAAACATTTCGCGAAAGAAAGTAAACAATACATTAATTCTTTTTAATTAATAATGGCACATCAGAATACTAATGAGCCTCTTGCCGATCTAACCAGGCCGGGTCAATTAAACTCGGCTGGCGACTCAAGGGCTCTATATCTCAAGCTGTTTAGCGGTGAGATGTTTAAAGGGTTCCAACGCAACACTATCGCTCGTGACTTAGTCATGAAGCGTACACTAAAGAAAGGCAAATCTTTGCAGTTCATTTACACTGGACGTACAACGGCTGAGTACCATGTACCCGGTCAAAGCATTCTTGGTAACGATGACGGTGCTCCTCCAGTAGCTGAGAAGACGATCACGATTGATGATCTCTTAATTTCCAGCGCGTTTCTATACGAACTCGATGAGACACTTGCTCACTATGACCTAAGGTCAGAGATTAGCCGTAAGATCGGCTACGCTCTAGCTGAGAAGTACGACCGCTTAATCTTCCGTGCAATTGCTAAAGGTGCACGTCAAGCTTCTGCAGTATCTAAGACTAACTTCGTCGAGCCAGGTGGAACACAAGTTTCAGTTGGTGCTAACGATGCAGATGCATTCAGTCCTACTGGCCTAGTATCTGCATTCTATGATGCAGCAGCTGCTCTTGACGAAAAGGGTGTCAGCTCTGACGGGCGCGTCGGGGTCTTGAACCCTAGGCAATACTATGAATTAATCCAACAGGTTGGAGAGAACGGTCTTGTTAATCGTGATGCACAAGGTGATTCCCGTCAAAAAGGAAACGGAATCGTAGAGATTGCAGGCATTAAGATCTACAAGTCTATGAACATCCCATTCTTTGGCAACTACGGTACTAAGTATGGTCTTACAAACGGACCTGTTAATCCAGGACACACTGGTTCATTCGTAGGTAGTGATACTGCCCTCGAAGATGGTGGTGGTGTTACCGGTATGAACAACAACTACGGTGAGCAAGCTGCTTTCGACAAGTCATGTGGCTTGATCTTCCAGAAAGAAGCTGCTGGTGTAGTTGAAGCTATCGGACCACAAGTACAAGTTACTAGTGGAGACATCTCAGTAGTTTATCAAGGTGATGTAATCCTCGGGCGTATGGCCTGTGGTGCAGACTTCTTGAATCCAGCTGCTGCTGTTGAGCTTGTAGTTGGTACTGTATCGCAAGATGTTAACGGTGTTACTGACACTACTGGAGCTGCTGCATTCGGTACTACATACCCTGCTAACGCTTAAATATAAAGTAGTTTATCTACTTACATTCATGGGGAGTCTTCGGGCTCCCTTTTTTTTATTCACATATATTAACTATGCCAATTCCTACCACTAACGCTACACAAGAATTACCCGCAGTCAACGAAATACTGGCGTCAGTTGGTCAGGCACCTGTCACTACCCTCGATCAAACCAACCCGGACGTTGCGATTGCATACGACACTTTAATTAGAGTGTCACGAGAAGTACAGGCAGAAGGCTGGAGCTTCAACAAAGAATATGACTACCCACAAACAACTACAAATAAACAATACGTTATCCCTAATAATATGTTGCAAGTAGATCTTGCAGAAGGAAATACAACTAGTAGAGTAGCTACTGGTAGTAAGAATGTAATACGAAGAGATGGAAGACTATATGATAAATATAACCACACCTACGATATCACATCTGCAGATAGTGCAGAGATTAAATTAGATGTAACCTGGTTATTTGATTGGGTTGATCTACCTGCACCCATTCAAGATTACATTGTCTCTAGGGCAGCTGTGATCGTTTCTAGCCGTATTGTAGGTGACGGTGGACAATATAAAATGCTTCAACAAAAGGAAGCTTACACAAGGGCTATGGCCTTAGAGTATGAAACTCAACAAGGGGATTATACATTCTTTGGACATCCTAAAGGACAAAATTATTATAACAGCTATCAACCTTACCACGCATTGTATCGCTAATGGCAGCAGTAACTCAAACAGTACCCAACTTTCTAGGTGGGGTATCAAGACAAACAGATCAAAAGAAACTTCCTGGTCAGGTAAGAGACTGCCTTAATGCTTACCCTGACCCAACCTTTGGTTTAATGAAGAGACCAGGTTTTAAATTCATTAACACTATTTACACACCAGCCACTGGAACTGATGCAGAACTAAAAGATGCTAAGTGGTTCTTTATTAAACGAGATGATAATGAAATATATATTGGCTGTATTTTAAGAGCATATACGGATAAAGATAGTACTATCTCTGATTCAGATCACTTCGGCCATCCTATTAGGATTTGGAATAAATCAGGCACAGAACTCAGTCACAACATTACTTATCCTAACGGTAAAACTTATCTAAACACTACGCACGATAACTACGATGTATTGACAGTACAGAATACATCTATCATTACTAATAAGACTACAGTATGTAGACCAGCAGCAGTTCCTACAGATCATGTTACTGGTTCATATGGTACTATACGTTTACTTAACATTGCATACAGTAATAGGTATATAGTTAAAGTAAAGATAGGCAGTACATTCTATGGAGAGGATTATACTTCTAGTATTAAGTATATTGGAGATACAACTGACCTAGTTGATGCAGCTAGAACAGAAGGAAACTATTTAGATATACAAGCTTCTTCACAAAGTGGATCTGGAACCGATGCTAAGTTTAATGTGATAGTTAACTCTAGCGGTGGAACTATTGTAAGTCTAAAAGATAGAGGTACAGGTTATGCAGTAAATGATGAATTTACATTCACCTCTGCTATTTTAGGTGGTGGTGTTAATTTAGTGACAAAGGTATTAGAGCTGAACGATGATGTAACAGATGAAATTGCCGCTCAATACTACACTATCAATGCAGAAGATAATACACTACAGAACCAGTTAACTACTCCTGCAGATGAGAAATATCTCACTGCCAATAGAATACTGAAACAGTTAAAGGAAGGTCTAGAAGCTACAACTCTACCTGCTAATCATACATGGGAGATAACACAACTAGACTCTACTTTAGAAATCAGGATAAAAGATAATGCGTCTTATGTAGCCTTCGAGTTAACTACAGAAGACAGTCAAGGCAACTTCAGTATTGAATCTTTCAATGAAAGTGTTAACAGTGCAGCGGAATTACCAGCACAATCAATGCATGGTAGGATAGTTAAAATTGTTAACTCAGGCCCTGAAGATACAACTTATTGGAGTAAGTTTGTTGCTGAGAACACTACTTATAACGCTGACGGTACAGTTAATGTTGCCGGTAGTGGTAAAGGTTATTGGGAAGAAGGTCTGGATCCAACTGTTTCAACAGGACTGGATAAGGCAACTATGCCTCATGAATTATTTAACAGTAGCCCTAATAACTTTGAGTTCAGAGAAGCTGCTTGGGCAGATAGAACTGTAGGAGATGATGTAACTAATGCTCACCCTGGATTTATCTTAAAAGATGAAACTAAAACAGATACATACTTAAGGTCTATTCAGCAGTGCTTCTATCATAACAATAGATTAGGAATACTTACTGATGATAATGTAGTAATGAGTAAGTCAGCGGACTTCTTCAACTTCTACTACACCTCAGCTTTAACTATAATAGATAGTGATCCAATTGATATTAACTGTTCAAGTTTACGTCCAGCTGTACTACATGGAGTAGTTCCTACTGCTCAAGGTTTAATTTTATTTAGTAGGAATCAACAGTTTATTATGTTTTCTGATGCAGAAATCCTTACACCGGCTTCTGCTATCATACGTGGCATCTCTAACTATGAGATGGATGCTAATATAGATCCTGTTGAATCTGGTACTTTACTTAATTTTGTAAGTAAGACACCAAGTTCTACAAGGGTATTCAGTGTACAAACTAGAGGATCAGGAGAGAGTCCTGATATATTTGATGTTGGTAAGACTGTATCTGGATGGATCCCTCAAACCCCTAAGAATTTAATTAGTAGTCCCCAGAATTCACTTATTGCTTTGTACGGACATACTGATCCTGATGACATAGGAGCAGGATCGCGTACTATATACATCTACAAGACTTATATTGTAGGTGAAAAAATAGCGATGCAAGCTTGGGTTAAGTGGGACTTACCAGGTAACATACAGCACGTTTCAATTGACACTGATGTAATGTATGCAGTTGTAGAAAACACAGATCTTATTACAGATGTTAATTCTCCAGACAAGGGTCAGTATATATTATGTAGTACTAACTTAACTGAAGCTCCAGAGGAAACTATACTTATTACATCTGATGGTAAGAGTGTGAATCCATACATGGATTTATATACTGCAGCTAGTAA